GTTGTTGCTGTTCTCGAGCAACTTGTTGCTGTTGCAAATCGGCCATTCCAGCGCCGAGCTTGAGGCCTTGCGTTGCCTGAGCAAATGGATCTGCGACTTGTGCTAGATAGTTGATTGGTTCCATGGTTCGCCTTTAAAAGTTCAAGCCAAGGTCTTGGTTGCCGTAGGCGAGACCAGAGCCAAAGCCAGAGGAGCCGATGGGGGTTTGTGAGAATTGGGCTTGCAGGCCTGAGCCTCCACCGCCACCAAACAATTGGCCAAAGCCACCTGCGCCTTGGACTGCACCAAAGGCTTGGTTGATGCCACCCGTGAGGGCGCTTTGCTGGCCAAGGATGCCACCGGCTTGGGCTTGGCCTTGTCTGCCCAAAAGGTTGGAAATGTTTGCACCTGTGGACATGCCAGCATTGCCAACACCGGCTGCTGCGTTCTGACCAAGGCTTGCGAGGTTTTGCTGTGTGCTTTGGCCAACGCTTGCCAGTCCGCCGAGGCGTTCGTATTGTTGATTGATGAGGCTGGAGAGCAAGGCTGGACGAAACTGAGCAAGTGCGCCTTGGACGTTTCCACCACGCAAGCCACCTGTAGCAGATGCGTTTTGGAGGATGGCGTTTTCGCCCTGCTGTTGCATGGCCTGAAACTGTGGGCTTGATTGCAATCCAGCAATGGCTTGCTGCTGTGCTTGTGGTCCTTGCAGACCCAAAAAGGCTTGCTGTTGGCCAAAGGCCTGCTCGCCAGCTTGGGCATATGGTTGAAGGCCTGTAATGCCGCCCCGCCCTGCTTCAACGTAAGGATTTAAAAGTTGTTGAATGGCGTCAAACTGTCGGCGCTGTTCGTCGATGCCGCCTTGGGCTGCTTGTTGTTGGGCTTGTGAGGCTTCACCAACTGCCTTACGCCCTTCGATTGCTCCGCCAAGACCTGCGCCTATTACACCGCCAAAGCCGGGGAGCACGGCATTTCCTACAGCTCCGCCCAGTGCGCTAAGTAAACCCATAAAACACCTCAATATTCATTGGATGCCGCTGGTAGCATTTTCCTCAGCGGCTTGATTTTCCCACATTTTGACGAACCGTCAATCTTCCATTTCAAACTCGCGCTCTTCCCAAGCCTGGCAGGAGCGCAGGTCGTGGCAGATGAAGTCGAATTTGTTGCAGTAGCCACGGAAACCGGCATCGGTGTCCCAATCGTTGCGCGGGATGCGCTCCATCTTGGCCTGGGTCATGGTGCTGTTGTCGTAATACTCGCAGTTTGAGCAACGACGACGACGGGCTTCTTTCTCGTCCACTTGCATGGCCTTGCCCAGCGCGACCCAATACACCTTGTTGGCTGTGGGTTCGTTGCTGGGGTTTTCTGGGCCGAGCATCCAGTCGTCGATCACCACTTGGGTGTTCTTCTTGTTCTCGGCTGCGGTGATGAATTCCTCTTCGACCGGCAGGCCCATGAAGCCCTTGGGCATCATCATGAATTTGTCCATACTGTTTCTCCTTTAAGTGATTTCGCGGCCAGAGGCGCGGATGGTCAGCGAGGTGGCTGCGCTGGAGATGGTGGAAATAAAACTGCCAGGTTCGAGAGCCTGACCAACCAACTCTGGGCAGGTGTAGGTCTCATCGGGTGCGATGGCGCGAGTGTCCATGATCAAGTTGTTTGCACCTGGTGCGCCGCCACTTGTCACCAAGTTGACGCTGATCGTCACGTTACCTGCTGTGGTGTTGGTCACGGTAAATTTGTCAATGATGGCCTTGCAGTTCACGGCTGTGTACTGGGTAGTTTGTGCGTTCTCAGCCTGCTTTGCTGGGATTAGCACCTTGATTGTGACTGCCATAGTATTTCCTTATGTTGGCGCAACGTATGCGGTGATGATGCCATCGGTGAAGGTAAGAGACCCGTCTGTGCCGAGGGTTGTGAGCTTTGCCAATGCTGCTGTTCCAGAGATTCCGCCTGAGGTTGCTACGGTGATGGCGCCGGCTGCATTGGTGATATTGATGCCTGCGCCAGAGGTGAGTGTGGCTTTGGTCAGCGTGTTGCTGGTGCTGTTGCCAATCAGGAGCTGGCCATTGGTGAAGGTGCTTTGACCAGTTCCACCATTTTTTACTGGCAAGATGCCATTGACGTCGTGCTCTAGCTGGACATTGTTACGCACAGGGGCCAGTGCCAGCAACTCTAAAGCCTGAGCAAGCCTGGTGATTTGGGCTAGTGCGCTGTTAGCGGTTGCTGCTGCTGTGTCTGCTTGATACTCAAAGTCGGTTCCCAATATGCCTTGGATCTGATCAACTGTAGAAAACAGTAGCTCGAACTGACGAATCTGCTGCTGGTCGCCAAGGAAAGTTGCAAGCTGGTCGCGGGTAAGGTTGAGCCTGCGGGATGTGGGTGCGGTTGCCATCAGTATGCCAATGCCTCGATCTGCGCCTCAAGGCGAACAAAGGAAATGTGGGCATCACTGTCGCCACGGAAACGCTGAATGCGCCAGTTACGCATGTGGCCCTGCTGAAACCATGCGAGGCGCTTGGCGGTGTTGCCTGTGGTGCCGACTGCGATGCTTTTGTCCTGACTCCATGCAAGGCCGTTGACGCTGTAGCTGGTGCTTATCTGGGGATTCTTGCCAAGGGCCACGCTGCCGGTCAAGCTGACCAGCTCAAGGCGGTTGAAGATCGCGCCGTTGCCCTCGTTGTAGGCGATGATGGTGCCGAATTCCCAGCGGACTTGCTGGCCCCAATGGTGGCCGGTGTTTTGCACTAAATAGCCGATGGCGCTGCTTTGTGGGTCGCCCACTAGCCACTTGTCATAGGCCCAGACCAAATTGCGTGCGCGGTATTGGGTAAAGCCGACAATGGTGCTGGTGAGCGTAAACCAGACCTGATCGCCAAGCGCCTCGGATGCAGATGCGTCGTAGACCACGGTGCGGTCTGGCAGGTGGACGTAGAGGTGCTGGTGGTTCTTGTCGTTGCGTGCTTCCAGTTTGACGGTGGCAAGCTGTTCTTCGGTATAGGTCAAAAGCAGTTGGTCGATTTCCTGTGTGCTGATCTTCTGGGTAGTGGCTGCTGCCCCGATGTATATGCCTGGGGCTTCGTTTCTGCCGCTGCCCAAAAAGGCGATGCGCTCCAAGTAGACGCAGCAGGCAAAGGTGCCGACTACGCCTTTTTGGATTTGAGCGCCGTCGATACGTGCGAATGGGAACAAGTCGCCGCCTACGTTGTCGAACACTTCGATAGTGTTGCGGTTGAGTGCATAGACCTCGTTTCTGAGCTTGAGCAATGCAACCACTGGATCTGGGTCCACCTCTGAGCTTCCGTATTTGAGGGGGTTGACCTGGGTGGGATCGTTCAACTCGGTGACGATGAGGAACTCGCCGTCGGTGGTCATGAAGTAACCGTCAACCCACACCAAGTCTAAAACGACACCCAAGTCGGTGTCTGTTACTTGCGTGAGTGCGCCGTTCCAGTAGTACAGGCGACCACCGGATACGATGGCCAAGCGGTCGAAGCTGTAGTCGAACGTCACTGAGGTATTGACTGGCCCACCAACATCGCCCAGAACTGTTACCGCACCGGTGCTGGCCACGGTCACTAGCTTGGAGCCCATGACTCGATAGCAGATGCCCTGCCAATTGACACCGCCACGGTCTGTGCCTGGGCCTGCGCCGTTGGCCACGATGCCGTCACCGGGGCGCAGGAAACCGTTGCTGATGCCAGACTGCTTGGGCACTGGCACCATGTTGACCGGGTAGGAGGTGCGCAGCTCTGGGGTAGAGTCGGCATAGATGCCGTTGAGGATTGGGATTTGCATGGCTTACCACTTAACCTTTGATGCCCACCATGCTGCGCTCAGTTTGCCCTTGGCAATGTTGTCAGCGTGCCGAGCTTTGAATGATTCGCGCCGCGCTTGGCTGGCCTTGGATTCGCCCTCTTTTTTGGGAGAGCCGGACACGCCTTGTTGACCGAAGCGAATGGTTTTCACCTCGTCACCAGACTTGGCCACCACAACGTGTGACTTGGTAGGGTGCGAAGGCGTGCGCTTGGGCTTGTTGTAGCCCTCGACGCCTGCGCGTGCCAGTCTGGTGTCTTTGGTGGCCATGGTCAGAAACTGATGTAGAGCTTGAAGGCTTCCAGCGTGACGACGTTGTTGGCCGTTGCTGGTTGCGCTGTGAAAGCAAAGGTTTGGTTCTGCGTTGCGTCCACGTTCAGCACCACGTTTGCGCCAGTGGAGAGACCGTGGCCGACCTGGTTGGCTGCGTTGCTGATGACCTGAGAGCTGCCACGGTTGCACATGAGCTTTTGAGCGCAGGCGCTGGCGTTGTTGGCCGCGCTGACTGCCATGAGCACGCCGCCGCCGTAGGTCATGCCGATGTTCTTGGCTGCTGCGCTGTTGGTGAGGCTGTAGAGCGCATCGATCTCCATGCCGCCGCCGACGCCCATTGACCAGCCTGGGACAACAACAGACGCCAAGGTGACAGCTGTGTTGGCCACGGCTGCGACTGCGACGCCGTACCAGACCAGGGCTGTTTGCGTGCCGGACTGTGTGCCGCTGGTTGTAACTGCTGCGCCGCCTGCCGAGGTGGAGACTGTGAAGGTGTTGGCCGACAGCACGGTTTTGACGTAGTACGTGGTGTTGATGGCTAGGCCTGTGGGCAGTGCGCCTGTGGTGGTGAAGCGGATCGTGTCGTTGACTGACAAGCCGTGGCCAGTCCATGTGACCACGCCAGGGGCTGCGATGCTGATGGTTACGGTGGATGCGATGTAAGGCAAGTCGATGGTCACCTCGTCTGTGGCCGTGTCAGCGTCCAGCACCTCATAGAAGCCTGTGGTGGCTGTGCCGCCAGTCCAGGTGATAAACAGGTCTGAGCCTTGCGCGACTGCATTGGTAAGGCCATGCACGCCTGCGCTGACCAGCTTAACGTCGCCTGCGTCGTCGTCATAGGTCAGGGTCACAAAGGTGGCCGCAGGTTGCACCAAACTTACAGGCTCAAGGCTGCCAAGCACCAGCGCAGGGAAGCTGCGCAGCTTGGGCTGTGTGCTGATGTCGTATTCGACCTGAGCGTTGCGGCTGGAGATGCGGATGACGCGATCTTGACCGTATGGGCCAAAGGTCTGGGCGCTGTTAAACAGGCTGCCGATGGTGGTGTAAATCCATGCTTGGCCTGGGTAGGCTGTTTGAAGTTGGACGGTGGTGGGCTCGTTGCCTGTGCTGCCGATGCTTATCAACTGGCCTGCCGCGATTGGCAGATCAACGTCGTTGGTGGTGGTCGATGGCTGAATGAACATGGGGATCTCCTTGGATGGGGTTTAAGCGATGCGATACCAGCTGTTGGTGGCCTGCACGAAGCGCACTCGGAAGTTGTCTTGCGCGGCCAGCGTTGTGGGCGCGCCGTAGAGCTGTGCAGCGCCGTTGGCCGCAAGCGTGAATGTGGTGATCTGCTGTGTGGTGGTGACCAAGACCTCGGTTCCGTCTGGCGTCTGAGTGTTCAAAGGCAGCGTCACTGTTCCTGTGGCCAAGGTGCCAGCGGGCTGAATCAGCATCCACTGTTGCTGTGCGACTGGTGTCGGCACGGCCACGTTGAAGCCAGTGCCTGGCGTGAAGATGCTTGTCGCCAAAGTCGGAGAGGCGAAACTTTGCTGGAAGTATTGCAGCAGCTGGCTGATTGAAACCCTGCGTGCGTCGCCGTTGTTGGGCACGTAGATCGGGAGCTGGTCGCCACCGGATACTTGCGTGAGGGGTGAAAGTTGGTTGATCGTTGGCATGGGTGCGGTTCCTCAGTTGTATTCGATGGGGCCATCGCCACCGGCCAGGACTGGATCGACGGGCGGACGGATGAAGGGGTTGTCGTAGACGCGCCAGGGCTTGTTGCCTGCGCCTGCTGGCATGGTGCTGGGCAGTTGTTGCTCCATGGGCATGGCTGCGCGTGACAGGAGCGTGTTGTACGACTCTTTGGCGGTGGCCTTGGTGTCGGGCATCACCTGCTTGCCGTAGGACGGGGCCAGCTTGATCGCCAGGTTGGTGTAGATTGCCTCGTTTGAGCTGTCTGGGACGTTGGTTTGCTCGTCGAGATCGCTGTCTTGGGGGCTGGATGGCAGAGGGTAGCCGAGGCGGATGCCGAGGGCGTTCCATGCGGCCATCATGGTGTCCAAGCGCCGGAGGGCAGATTGCATTTGCTCTGGCCCGAGGTCAAAGGCGTAGGAGGCCAGTCCGATCTCGTCGAAGGCCTGCTCGATAAATTGGCGCTTGGTCCATCCCATTGTCATTCTCCAGTTGGCGCGGACAGTCTGTCCTGGATCAATTGTCCCAGCTTTTTGTCCTTTGTGCGACCGTCGAAGCGGATGCCGAGTTCTGTGGCCTTGGCCTCCAGCTCTGCGCGGGTGGGGGCTGCGTCGTCTTCTGGGGCTGTGTCCACGACTTGCACGGCCTGGGCTTCTGCCTGGGCTGCTGCTGCGGCTTGTTCGGCCAGCAGGCGGTGGTTGATGCCGTCGATGGGCTTGGAGGGCTTGCGCACCTTTACTGGCTTTTTGCCCTTGCGGTGTTTGGGCATGAAGATGTTGTCTTGCATCACTTGGCCTTCTTCTTCATGGGCTTGGATGTCTTGGCGGCTGCTTTGAAATCTGCGGCTGTGGGTGCGCCTTTGGCACCGGGTTTGCGCATCTTTTCTTTGCTGCCTGCTTCAATGCGTTCGCGCTTGGCGTTGATGTTGGCGTAGAGACCGGGCTTCATTTCATGGCCTTCTTGGGTGCTTTGCTTGGCTTGCCTGCTGCCTTGGCTGCTTTCTCTGCTGTGCTGAGTGCGATGGCCACGGCTTGCTTCATGGGCTTGCCTGCTTTCTTTTCCATCTTGATGTTCTTGCCGATGGACTTGCTCGAATAACCTTTGGTCAATGGCATGGGGTTCTCCTATTGCAAAAAGGGGGGCCGAAGCCCCCCAGTTTTTTGGCCAGATTACTGGTTGAACAACAAGATGCCGGACATCTCGGGGTTCTTGTTGACCACGCCGAACAAAGTGTCCATACGGTACTTGATGGTCATGCTGTCGATGTCGTAGAACTTCTGCAAGACCAACTCGATGCCCTGGTCGGTGGTGGCACGCATCACTGCGACGCCAGCGTCCGAAGGCACTGCGTAACGGCCAGGCAAGATTTCCAACGAATCACGCTGCCAGAACACGTTCACCGAGGCGGCGTTCACGTTCAGGAAGGTGATGGCGGCGGTGTTAGAGGCGGTAGCCACTTCCACGTTCTTGTACTGCAACTGAGCGTCGGTTGGGGACACGCCCTGAGCGCCGATGATCGGAGGAGTGATCACCAGGGTAGTGCCACCGGCTGGAACGCTCACGACACGGAAGGTCTTGAGCTGGCCTGTGGACTGCTTGGTGATGTGGTGCACGGCGAACACGCCAGCGATTGTGAAGGCATCGCCAGCACTCACGTTGGTCGAAGAAGTCACGGTGACGGTCTGGAAGCGGTTGTCCACGTTGATCTGGCCGCCCACGGATGTGGAGGTGGCCTGAGGCGTGTAGTTCGCTTGTGTGCCTGCGCCATCGGTGTCGATGGTGATAGCACCGCCGCCAGCTGCTGCTGTTTGACGGTTTGCGTAGTCCATCTTGTAGGTGTCGAAGCCTGCGACCATGCCAACGTAGCTGCGCTCGTAGGCTTTGTCGGACTTCTGGTTGCCGAAACTGCGAGCAGTGCCGACCAGGTTGCCAGCCAAGCCGTTGTAGTCGCGGCTGGACAGGGCCATGAAGCGGTCGTAGTCAGGCACGCCTTGCTCGTTCATGATGGCGTCGCACAGGGCCACGTCGTCATAGTCACCGGCAGCGGCTGCGATTGGCACAACCAACGAACCCAGGCCAGCGGCAGAGTTCATGATGGCGATGTTGATGTCGCTGGCCAGCTTTTGCTTGGCGGACTCACCGAGGCGGCCTTCTTGCAAAGCGTCGCGCAGTTCGAGGGTGGTCATTTCCCAAGGCACGGTCTTGCTGAAGCCCAGAGTGGCGGGTACGGCCAACTGTGTCATGCCCTGATAGCCAGGGATCGCAGTACCGGGGGTGCTGTTGATCGACTGAGCGATGTAGGGCTGTGGACGCCAGATGGTGTTGTTGGCGCGTTCCATCATTGTCTGATCTGTGCTGTAGATGTTGACGTGACGGGACAGGACCAGCGCGTCTTGGAAGCCTTCG